CGTAGCTTTAGCTTTCAGGAATTCAGTCAACGCTACGCAGTAGCTAACGACTACGAAACATCTGAAGCAAGGTTACAGGATACTAAGAATCGTCAGAATAGTTTACCAACAGAGGATAGAGAGCTTCAACGTTGGTGGGAGGAGATGCAGAACTCATTACTTGCACAGGTTAAGGGCGTGTATGGCGCAGCATTAAACAATGGTATAGCTAAGGAAGTGGCGCGTAAGATACTGCCGGAGGGCTTGACTATGAGCCGTATGTATGTCAACGGTAGCCTACGTAGCTGGATGCACTACATTGATGTGCGTTGTGATGTGTCTACTCAGAAAGAGCACCGAGACATAGCTAACAAGTGTAAAAGCATTATTAGTAACGAGTTCCCTAGTTTGAAAGGACTGATATGATTAATGGTAACATTAGATGAACAACGATGGGGAGTGGACAAACGGTCGGATGAACAGTTTCATTATGAGCACACTACGCTCTGGTATGAGACGGTGGCCTCCTTTTTGGAAGGCACATAAGGCAGCGTCTGAAGGTAAGAGTATCAACCCTAAGACAGGTAGAGTTGCAGAGCACAAGAAGTGTGCATCGTGTCATAAGAACCTACCTACTAAGGAAGTACAGGTAGACCACATCATACCCGTCGTAGACCCTGCTACTGGGTTTGTATCGTGGGATGAGACTATCTACAGGTTATACTGTGATACTAGTAACCTACAAGTACTGTGCAAAGCGTGTCACTTAATTAAAACTAAGGCAGACAAAGCTTTACGAAAAGAACCAGTAAAGGAAACGAAACGTGTTGCAACAAAAAGAATCAGAAGTAAACGCTAGGGAAGAGTGGTGGTTTTATGCCACTATACAAGATGTCCAAGATGTGTTACAATCAGTTAAGTGGGGGCCACGAATATGGGGTGCGTTGGATGAGGACAGTAGAGATACCATACGCAACTTAGTTAAGATAGATTCACAAAAGGGGTCGTTATGACGTTTGCTGTGGGAATTAGATTTATGACAGGAGCTGCAGTGGGGTTTGAGTTTGCACCTGATGAGGGTATTTACTTTGTACTATACTTCGGCATACTGTCACTTGCTTTTTACAATCCAGAGGTGTTTGATACAGATGAATGATTACCAGAATTTTATAGCCAAGAGCCGCTACTCACGTTTCTTAGATGAGAAGAAGCGACGAGAGCATTGGCCTGAAACAGTAGACCGATATATGGGCTTTATGCGTAACCATCTTTCACTTAAGATGAAGTACGAGATGCCTGTAGAACTAGAGAAAGACTTACGCAGTGCCATTCTAAACCAAGAGGTTATGCCATCAATGCGTGCAGTTATGACCGCAGGCACAGCTTTAGACCGTGATAACACAGCTGGTTACAACTGTAGCTACCTAGCTGTAGATGATGTTAAGTGTTTTGATGAGGCTATGTACATCTTACTGTGTGGTACAGGTGTGGGCTTTAGTGTAGAGTCTAAGTATATAGCTAAGTTACCTGAAGTGCCTGCTCTAATGTTTAACAGTGACACAACCATAGTGGTGTCTGATAGTAAGGCTGGCTGGGCTAAAGCCCTGCGTCAACTACTTGCTTTGTTGTACAGTGGTGAAGTACCTAAGTGGGACGTTAGCAAGGTGCGTCCTGCCGGTGCACGTCTGAAGGTGTTTGGTGGTAGGGCTAGTGGCCCTGCACCACTGGTAGACTTGTTTACATACGTTACTAGTAAGTTCCAAGGTGCTAAGGGACGCAAACTTAACTCACTAGAGTGCCACGACATCATGTGTAAAATTGGTGAGGTAGTTGTGGTAGGTGGTGTGCGACGCTCTGCTATGATTAGCTTATCTGACTTGTCTGATGATAGGATGCGTCACGCCAAAGCTGGTAGCTGGTATGAGCGGGAGGGACAACGCGCCCTTGCAAACAACAGTGCTGCGTATAATGAAAGACCTTCTATGGGGGAATTCATGTCTGAGTGGTTGGCTTTATACCAGAGCTACAGTGGTGAACGTGGTATCTTCTCACGAGCCGCAGCTAAAACCACTGTTGAAAAGAACGGACGGCGAGATAGTGGGTATGACTTTGGTACTAACCCCTGCTCGGAAATCATCCTTCGACCCAACCAGTTCTGTAACCTTACGGAAGTTGTGGCACGAGTTGATGATACGGACAGTTCTCTTCAGCGGAAAGTGCGCCTCGCCACTATACTAGGTACGTTTCAATCTACGCTCACTGACTTTCCTTACTTACGTAAGATTTGGCAGAAGAACACAGAGGAGGAACGGTTGTTAGGTGTGTCAATTACCGGCATCTTAGACTGCCCCATTATTAATAACGTAGATGACGTTGGTCTGTCATCAAGGTTGGAGGCCTTACGTGAACTGGCTGTTGAAACGAACAAGGAGATGGCAGAGGAACTTGGTATCCCTCAGTCGGCGGCGATTACTTGTGTCAAGCCTTCTGGAACTGTTAGCCAATTGGTTGATAGCGCTAGTGGTATACACGCTCGTCACAGTGAGTACTACATTCGCCGTGTTAGGAATGATAATAAAGACCCTATTACGGATTTCCTTAAAGCTGAAGGCGTACCTTGTGAAGCGGACGTAATGAAACCGGGGGACACTAGTATCTTTAGTTTCCCTATGAAGTCCCCTGATGGTTGTATTGTACGTGAAGACTTAGATAGTTTTACACACTTGAAACTGTGGTTAGCATACCAGCGCCACTGGTGTGAGCATAAGCCCTCAGTCACTGTGTATGTTAAAGAGGGTGACTGGATGGCAGTAGGTTCATGGGTGTGGGAACACTTTGATGAGATTAGCGGCATTAGCTTCTTACCGTGGGATGGTGGTACATACCGCCAAGCACCATACGAGGAGATTGATGAAGCTACATACAATGCAATGCTTAAGGTTATGCCAGCATCAATTGATTGGGAGAAGTTAGTGGAGACAGACGATAATGTAGAAGGTGCTCAACAACTAGCTTGTGTTGCTGGTGTCTGTGAAATCTGATGAGGAGTTACTAGTAGCAGCCAAGGCGGGGGACTCGGAAGCGGGTTCCCTGCTGTTGGGTAAGTATAGGCAACGATTAGTTAGGTTTATGCGTAGTAGGTTGGGTAACAGTGCTGTTGCAGAGGATGTAGCACAGGATGCTCTACTAGATGCGTTCAGAGGGTTACAGGGCTTCAGGGGTGATTGTAGTCTCTACACATGGTTATGTACCATAGCCATACGGAAAGCGTACAGACAGCCTCCTAACAGCCTTAAAACAGAATCTGAGATGGTTACTCACACTAACCCAGAGACACTGCTTGGTGCTAAACAGGAAGTGTGGCAAGTACTTGACAACATGAAGCAACTACCGCATAAGCAACAAGCAGCACTATACTACAAGGTATATGAAAACATGAGCTACGCAGACATAGGGTATACATTAAACTGCTCCCCTATGTACGCAAAGAAGTTGGTACACTATGCTAAGAAGAAAATAAGGAAAGAAATTAATGGACAATAAAGACAGTTATAATTTGCTACGATTCTTACAGGATAGGGTATCCATGAAGACATATCAGGCAGATGGTAAAGTAGAATTCACCTTACAGTTTATTACACTAGACGGTAAGATACATCAAATTTGTAACTCCCACGTAAAGGTATATAATGAAACTAACACTAATTAAAGAGCGAGATGACGGTACGGCTGATGTGCAACTAGACGACATTGACCCCCATACTATGCAGATACTACTGCAAGAGGGATTCATCTCAATCATGGAGAAGGCTGCTGTTACTAATAAGACAGCGGCCCTACTGAAAGCACCTGATGCAGTTTAACGAAGTAATGTCTCAACAGTATGGTGGTAACCACTACAAGGAACGTACCATTCAGCCTTGGGAAGTATGGAATGCGTACGATATGAATGGTTGGGAGGCTAGTGCTCTTAAGTATCTACTTAGATATAAAGATAAAGGTAGCCCAATAGAAGACCTGTATAAGTGCTTACACAACATTCAGTATCTCATTGCTAAAGAAGAGCGTAAACAGCTGACATAAAAGAAGGGGCCTAGTGCCCCTTTCTTTTTACGTAAGTTTAGCTGTAAATGCCTTCTTCTCTGTATCAGACAACCCTGCGTATATGTTGGCTAACCTAACAGGGTCTAAACCAATGGCTGTAGAACTCGATGCCCATTTACCTTGAATTGCTTTAGGTATCTTAAACTCAACAAATGCCTCTGCTAAGGTCATGTCGCCCTTAATAGTGTCCCAGTTTGGTTCACTATTTTACCTTCCGTTGCCAGTTTAGTTGGGTCATTATACCTACCACTGTCGTAGAAGCCCTTGTAACCACCACTAAGCATACTTAAACCAATGCCCCGTGTATCTGTCTCACCCATTACTGCGGCTTGAGCATACACTAAGGTATCCAACATAGGCTGCACTAAGTTCGTAAGCTCTGCGTGCGCCCTATCAAAGTCACTAGAACTAGCTAACCTTTCAGCATTACTCTTACGAATGTCTGAGGCTTTAGCTACTGTAGGACGAGGCTTATACACTAACACGTTACCTACGTTGTCAACTGTGTACTCTAGCTTAACACCATACTTCCCATTAACTTCATCTTTCATACGGTTTAGTTCTGCAACACTAGCAACACTAGTGTCACTGACTTCTTGCCGTAGGTCACTTAACTCAGACACAGATAACTTACTAGTAAGCTCCTTGTTGATTGACTTCCAGTCTTTCTTAAGCATACGTGCGTTAGCACCTGTAACCATAGACGTAGTAAACATGGATTGAATAGCAGGTATATCTGACTGCACTATCCCATTGCCAGTAATGGCCCTCATAGCCGTAGCAGTATTAACCTCAATTACAGCTTTAGTTTCAGCAGGGGTAACTCCCTCTTTAGGAACAGTAGGTGTACCCCTAGATGCTTCCTTAGCACCATCTGCAATGGTTTTCATCTGATTACCCGTACCCATAAGAGCATTGATGTCTTGTGTTAGACCTGTTACGGTATTCTCTTGCTCTACCATGATTGCGTAAAAGCTAGGATGACTTACAGACATGTTCTTACGACTCTCAGCACCTGCCCAGTATGCCTTCACAAGTGGGT